AACGCGCTCCTGGATTTTTAGATGTTATTAGTTATCTTGGATCCGGATCAGGCGGCCGTTCTATACAACATAACCTAGGCGTAGCGCCAGAAATGGTATGGATTAAAGCTAGAACTGGAGCAAACCGAGATTGGGTTGTTTGGGACGCTTATAGTGATATAGCAAGTAAAACATACGGCTTAATGTCACTTAACCGCACCGAACACGATTGGATAAACTATTCCGCTCTTAATAATACGCCTCCTACAAGTACGCAAATAACACTAGGTAATCACCAATATTCAAATGAAAATAATGTAGATTATTTAGCCTTCCTATTTGCTTCGCTTCCGGGCATATCTAAAGTTGGTAGCTATATAGGTAATGGAACTCAAGTTGGAGACTCTCAGGTCATTGACTGTGGGTTTACAACAGGCGCTAGATTTGTTTTAATTAAGCGTACTGATAATGTTGATGACTGGCATATGTTTGACACTGCAAGAGGAATTAACACCGGTAGTGAGCCATTATTACGCCTCAATTCAGATGACGGTGAGGGCTCGGATGACTATATAGATCCGGATCCTTCAGGATTTAAAATTGAATATGGTACAGGTGGTAGTAGTACTAACCTAAATGGTGCTAAATATATTTTCTATGCGATCGCATAACTACAAATAATATCGAATCAAGCGGCTCCGGCCGCTTTTTTCTTTTTATAAATAGAATAAAGATATGCTATAACATAGAGGTTTAATATGGCCCAACCGACCACAAGAGCCGAGTTTAAAGAATGGTGCTTACGTAAACTCGGAAAACCAGTAATCGAAATTAACGTAGACCAAGATCAAGTAGATGATCGTATTGACGAAGCACTTTCGTATTACTGGGACTATCACTTTGATGGTACAGAGCGTACGTTCTTTAAGCATCAACTTACCGCAGATGATATGACGAATAAGTATATCACCGTTCCTGAGAATATTATTGGTGTTATTAATATATTCGACATTGGTGATGCTTTGTCAACTAATAACTTATTTAATATTCGTTATCAATTTGCGCTTAACGAAATTTACGATCTTTCAAATTATAACTTAAGCAACTATTATCTTGCCATGCAACATATTCAATTTCTTGAAGAATTGCTAGTAGGTAAACAACCTATTCGTTATAATAGACATGTTAATAAATTACACATTGACATGGACTGGGCAAAGGTAGAAGAAGGTCACTATATTATTGCAGAAGCATATCAAGTCGTAGATCCAAATACTTATGCCGATGTATGGAAAGATCGTTGGTTACAGAATTATGCTACTGCTAAGATTAAATACCAGTGGGGTTCAAACTTAACTAAGTTCGAAGGTATGCAACTTCCAGGTGGTGTGCAATTTAATGGTATGCAAATCTTGCAAGATTCACAAACCGAAATAGAAAAGCTCGAAGAAGATATGATTACTTCTTATAGCTTACCCGTTATGGACATGATTGGATGATAAATGGCGAAGAATTTTTACTTCGAAAACTATTCAAATTCTATGGAGCAAAACCTCATTGAGGATTTGATCATTGAGTCTATTAAGATTTATGGAATCGAGGTGTATTACATGCCTCGTACGCTAGGTGCCGTAGATGATTTACTTAATGAAGACGATTTATCACAATTTAAAGATGCATTCCTTGTTGAAATGTATATTAAGAATATTGATGGATTCGAAGGAGAAGGTGACTTCCTATCTAAATTTGGTTTACAAATACGCGACAGTATGACACTTACAGTAGCTAATCGTACATTTGACGCCGAAGTAAATTATTATAGCACAGAGATTCGTCCTAACGAAGGTGATGTAATTTACTTCCCATTAAATCGTAAAATGTTTGAAGTACAACACGTAGAGCATGAAGCTATCTTCTATCAAATGGGTGCACTACAAACATACGATTTAAGAGTTGAATTGTTTGAATATTCAGGTGAAAGATTCAATACTGGCATTGACGAAATTGATAAGAGATATGAAGCCTATGTTCCAACTACACCTGAAGCAATTGCAAACGTTGAATCTGTTTCGGCCTTCGCTGATAATGATACTATTGAAAAAGAAGCTACAACCGGCAATGTTTATACGGCTGACGACATCTTAGACTTTACCGAAACGAATCCGTTTGGGGAGAATGAATACTAATGTTTGGCGCTAGATTTTATCACGAAACTACAAGACGATATGTAGCAATGTTTGGTACATTGTTTAATGACATTCTTATTCGTCGTTATGACAATAGTGGAAGTCTTATTCAGAGTATTAAAGTTCCATTAGCATATGGTCCTTCTCAAAAGTTTTTATCTCGTTTACAAGAAGATCCCGGCTTAAATGCTCCGGCAGTTACGCTACCTCGTATGTCGTTTGAGATTCTAGGAATGTTTTATGACGGTGAGCGTAAGCTTACTACGCTAATGAGAAATTCAATTCCTACGAGTAGTACAGCTTCTTCTTATTCAAGTGCTTATACACCAACACCATATAATTTAGAATTTCAACTTAACATTATGACAAAGTACACAGAAGATGGTACTAAAATTATTGAGCAAATTCTTCCATACTTTAAGCCAGACTTTACACCTTCTGTACGTATTCTTGATGAATTGGATTATTATCTCGACGTTCCAGTTATTTTAAACTCCGTAACTCAAGAAGATTTATACGAAGGATCTTATGAAGAAAGACGAGCGCTTATTTGGACTCTTAACTTTACGGTAAAAGCATGGTACTTTGGTCCAGCTGTTGATCGTAAAATTATTAAGTTTGCACAAGCTAAGAGTTATACTGGATTAGATAACGAAACAAGTAGTCAAACTATTTCTGTGCAACCTGGATTGACTGCAAATGGTACACCTACTACTGATATTAATAGTACGATAGATTATGCTAACATTGCCGGAGACGATGATTGGGCAGCTATCATAACAACGGTGGATGACGAATGAATAAACAAATTGATGATTCTTTAGACATGGTACCACTTGACGATATATATGATCCGGCACCAGTCGAAAAAGTAGAACCACCAACTGACATAGAAAACGATTTTACATACGCTCGAGAAAACTTTTATAACGTAATAGAAAAAGGTTCTTCAGCGCTAGAAGATATGTTAAACGTAGCACGTGCGTCTGAACATCCTCGAGCTTATGAAGTTGTTTCTACCATTATGAAAACATTAATGGATGCTAACAAAGATCTTGTTGAGTTAGCTGAAAAGAAAAAGAAACAAGAAACACCTGAAGAAAAACAAAAGGTTACTAATAATAACTTGTTTGTAGGAAGCACAGCAGACCTACAGCAGTTACTTAAAGATATGAAAACTAATGATTGATGCTTTACAAGTTAAAGGTTACAATGGTAACCAAAACATTAAAGGAAAAGGCGTACAAATAGAATTTACTCCCGAAATGCTTCAGGAGTGGATTAAATGTGCCAAAGATCCTATATACTTTGCAGAGTCTTATATTAAAATCGTGCATGTTGACCACGGTCTTATCCCTATTCAAATGTATGATTATCAAAAAGAGATTGCAGAATCCATTACAAATACTCGTAGAGTAGCTGTAAATACGTCGCGTCAGGCTGGTAAAACTACTACAGCCGTTGCAGTTATCTTACATTACGTATTATTTAACGATCATAAAACTGTAGCACTACTTGCAAACAAAGGCGACTCAGCACGTGAGATTCTTGATCGTATTAAGATTGCGTATGAAGCTTTACCTAAGTGGATGCAGCAGGGTGTGGTAGAATGGAATAAAGGTTCAGTAGAATTTGAAAATGGTTGTAAGATTATTGCCGCAGCTACATCTTCTTCTGCTATTCGTGGTAAATCTATTTCGTTTCTATATATCGATGAGACTGCATTCGTTGAAAACTGGGACGAGTTTTTTGCTTCGGTTTTCCCTACTATTTCATCTGGTAATACTACAAAGATTCTATTTACTTCTACACCAAATGGGTTAAATCACTTTTATAAAACATGTGAAGGCGCAAAAGAAAATAAGAATGGATACATCTATATTGAAGTTCCATGGTGGAAAGTGCCAGGAAGAAATACAGTATGGAAAGATGAAACACTTGCGGCTATGGACTTCGACACTGAAAAGTTTGCGCAAGAATTTGAGTGTCAATTCCTAGGATCTTCTGGTACTCTTATTAGTGGCGGTAAATTAAAATCACTCGTATTTAAAGAACCAATTCATGAAAGAAATGGTTTACGTATGTATGAAGAACCAAAGAAAGGCCGCACATACATATGCGTAGTTGACGTATCACGAGGAAAAGGTTTAGACTATTCTGCATTTCATATTATTGACGCTACAAAAATGCCATATAAACAAGTTTGTACATTTAGAGATAATATGATTGTACCTATGGATTACGCAGAAATCATATGGCGTACAACAAAAACGTATAATGAAGCATTGACGCTTGTAGAAATTAACGATATTGGTGAACAAGTTTCTGAAATATTACATAATGATTTTGAAGTTGAAAGTCTACTCTTTACTGAATCGGCTGGTAGAAGCGGTAAGCGAATATCTGGTGGCTTTGGTAGAAATGTAGATAAAGGTATAAGAACTACTAAAAGCGTAAAAGCAATTGGTTGTAATATGCTTAAAATGATGATAGAACAAGAGCAATTCATACTCAACGACTTTGAAACGATAAAAGAATTATCTACCTTTTCACGGAGAGGTAATTCGTATGAAGCTGAGTCAGGTTGCCACGACGACCTCGTAATGGGACTAGTACTATACGGATGGCTGGCCGATCAGCCATTTTTTAAAGATCTTACTGACATAAATACTCTTGCAGCTTTACGCGAAAAGACAGAAGAACAAATGATAGATGACTTAACGCCCTTTGGATTCTATGACGATGGGATTGAAGAAACTGATAGTATTATCAGCGTACCACGCCAAGACGCATGGCTTTGGTAAATCACAAGTTTTATAAATAATAAGAGAATTCATGAGTAAGTTATACTATTAAGATAACAAAAGGAGAAATAAAATGGCATTTCAGGTAAGCCCAGGAATTAACACTAGTGAGGTCGACCTTACTACGGTTATTCCATCAGTTCCTACAACCGAAGGGGCGTTTGCTGGTGTGTTCAAGTGGGGGCCAATGGATGAACGTGTACTCGTTTCATCAGAAATTGACCTAGCAAATCGCTTTGGCAAACCAGATTCAGATTTTAACTCTGAAACATTCTTTACCGCAGCAGACTTTTTAGCATACGGTAATCAGCTTTTCGTAGTACGTGTTGGTGCTAATACAGCAACATCTACTGCAGGCGCAAACACAGTTGCTGCTGACGCTGGTGAAATTACTGCTAAATATGCTGGTTCAATGGGCGATT